AATCATTTCGCTTCTTCTTTTAATTTCCTTCTCTGGTAAAGATGTAGCTTCTAAATGACTAGGCGGTGCGCTTCTTTCAAATTGATAGCCAAGTTCTCTCATTTCTTTACAGTGTTGAGAGACTCTTACTTTGCTTATGTTCAGCGCTTCTGCTATTTGATCGAGGGTTTTACCCTTAGCTTTCATTTCTTTAATGAATTTATATCTGTGGGTATAATCAAGTTTTAGTGAGTGCTTTATTTTGTTTGATCTAGGAAAAATCTTACCTATTTTTCTGAGTCTTTTTTCAGCTAATCTTACTTGTGCCACCTTGTAATTAGCGAGACCATTTCTCCAATCATAATAATCTGAATCTTTATACCTTTTTAAAACTTCTTTTTCCGCATCAAAGTTTCCATACTTGCTATCAATCCTTAATATCCTTTTCTCCTCGCTTCTTGCTTCTAATGCGTATCTTCCCTCTGATCTTAGTCTGTCTATAATTTGTCTTACACGCTCTCTGGCTATTCCACCATGCTTTGTAGCGATTTCTTCATAAGTAGCACCAGTAGTATTCCATTCTTCTAATATCAACAAGTTTCTAGCTTTAAGCGGACTTTCTCTTTTGGTAGCATTTTTACTTCCTTTAGGTCTGCCCATTTTGCTTTTTCTTTTTATTGATAGGGTTGTGCCAAAAAGATTAAAGTTTACTATATTCGCCATATCCCTACTCCGTCATCCATTTGTCTTACAGTAAACTTCTTTGTCGGATTTTTGTGCCTGTATCTAAGTACAAAGTTTCTTATGATTTTTACTTCTTGTGCTATTTTAGTTTTTGCCATACCAATATGTATGTGATCGCCCACATTCATCGTATCTAATGGTATGTCATATTTTCTAGGCTTACCCCTTCCTTTAGGTAAGGGTATGCCCTTCGTAATTTCAAACTCCATTATATAAATTCTCCTAGTTTTGTGATAAAGTTGTAAGGTTGGCTTCGGCTAGCAAAACTGACCATGAGGTATATTTCATATATCTTTCTCCGTATATATTAAATGATGTGTTCATCAAGTATAAATGATGTGTTGATAATGTGCAAGAAATGATTTATTATCTTTTCTATGGAAGGAGAGATGATTAAGTTGGATGGATTAGTGGTGAAGCAAGCTGTTAGAGATGTTGCTTCAAAGAACCCTGATCTCTCAGATGAGGCACTTATTTATTTTAACTCCCAAGACTTTTTAGATTTATGCAAGAGAAATAAAATAGACGGAAGCGCTATATCTCACAGCATAAAAGAATTGGTCGATTTCCCCATAATTTCAAGAAAAAAAATAGCCAATGACATAGCAAGAGTCATTGATAAATTCTTTGTGAGGGAAAAAGTAGGTAAGTAGATACTATATAGTAGGTACTTACTAAGTTTTTAAATAATAAGTATTTACTTATTAGTAAGTATATACATCTATCTTAGGAGGATAGCAATGTTAAGTCAAGAAAATAAAAAAAATTGGTCTGATGTAGATACAACGATCTACTCAGAAATATCTAACAAAGCAAATAGACACGGACAACACAAGTTGGCTTGCCCTGTTTGTCAACACACCAGAAGTAAGCATAAAAGCGATAAACCTCTGTCTGTAAATATAGACGGAGATAAGATTGTTTACTTTTGTCATCATTGCGGAGTTGACGGAATGATAAATACTGGGAGAAAAATAATACCAATGAAGAAAATTACGCAAGGGAATGGCACTACCCCTAAAAAGCCAGTCAAGATAGAAAATAAAAGCACATCTAGCAAATCAGAAGAATGGTTGTTAAACAGAGGAATAAGTTTAGAAGTTGCTGAGCGAGCAGGATGTTTGACGCTAGATAAAAATAATAAACCAGTCATAGGTTTTACCTTCCCTCTGGAGGGTTCTTCCGATGAATACGAAGCAGTCAAGTATAGATCGGCAAATGGAAGTAAGGATTTTTGGTGGGAAAACAATGCCACTAAGTTATGGGGCAGACAGGTTTACGATGATAGTTTAGAAACCATTAATGACACTATAGTAATAACAGAAGGGGAGTTGGACTGTTTAGCTATAAAAGAGGCATTTAAGGACTACAACATAGATGTATATAGTGTACCGAATGGCGCACCTTCTAAGATTACAGACTCAAAAGTTGACCCCAGTGAGGACGGAAGATTCAAGTATGTGTGGGAAGAACGAGATAAGTTTGAAAATGTAGAAAGGATAATTTTAGCAACGGATAGTGATACTGCTGGCGATGTGCTAGCAGATGAATTATCTAGGAGATTGAACAAAGCAAGGTGTTACAGGGTAGATTATAAAGGTAACAAAGATGCAAATGATCTATTGCTAAACTCAGATGCCGAGACAGTTAGAAAGCAAGTTCTCAGCGCAGAACCAATACCTTTACATGGATTGAATAGCATTGAACATTATGCAGACGAGTTTCAATCCTTATATGAGTTGGGCAAACCAAAGGGAGTTTCCACAGGAATACAGTCAGTTGACGGCTTGTTCACGCTACAGACGGGTTATCTAAATATTGTTACAGGTTATCCAGGCGATGGTAAATCGGCTTTCATAGACCAGTTAATAGTAAATGTAGGCAAGACTTATGGTTGGAAAACTTGTTACTGCTCTTTCGAGAAACCCCCTTCACTTCATGCAGTTCAGTTGTCGCAAGTTCTTACAGGCAAACCTTTCTTTGAAGGAGATAATCCAAGAATGAGCCAAGAGGAAAAGGATTACTCACAAGACTGGATTAAGGAACACATACTGTTTCAAGACTATTCTGATTCTGGTATGCCAACAATAGAAGCAATACTGGATAAAAATGCTAGTGCAGTTATGCGTTATGGAGTAAGGATAATAGTGATTGACCCATTCAATTTTATTCACAGCGACTACAAAGGATTAGAGTCAGATATGGTTTCAGATATGTTGACCAAAGTGCAATTATTCTGCAAACAACATGATGTATTGTGCTTCTTTGTTGCACACCCCACAAAGCCTGCCGAGCGCGGAAAGAAATCAGTTGTTACAGGAGTTGACATAGCTAAGTCTATGGCTTGGTTCAGTAAGGCTGATCTAGGCTTGACAGTTTATCGAGGAGAAAGTAATGTAGAAGTCCACTGTTGGAAAGCGAGGTGGGGTTGGCAAGCACAAGTTGGCAGTACCTCATTAACATTTAATCCTTTAAACGGAAGATATGAAGAAGCAGAAGAAGTCCAAGACGACTTCGATTGGGAGTTCTAAAATTCACGTCAACGATGTGGGGAATCCCTATCTTCATTCTAAGCATAGCGTAGGCATAGCAAAGTTTGAAAAGAGTAATGTTGGTCGAGCAATAGTCTTTGACCAACACCTTATTGATGTTCTCTATACAGAAGATTACCTAGACGACAGACAACACAATGTTTGCGACAGGTATTTATCTATGGTAGTCAAAGGTTTGCATATCTCGAACCCTTCTTTCGGAGAAAGATTATCTACTGGTAAATATTATTTAGCACCGATCCCTAAAAGCTGTATTTTAATCAAAGTTCAAAGACACATTAGGGAAGATTGCGGTAGTAAAATTGAATCCAGATTTTGGGTATTAATGTCTGATTCGCCAAAGAGTATTAGCGAAGTTGATGTGAAAATAGTACAAAGATGCGCTGAGTCTTTACTCGGTTACTACTATGTTAGTCAAGATTCCCCCGCTTCCTTGTTTCAGCAAGCGCTTCTAAACCCGATTTAAGTTCCTCTTTGTTTTCTAACTCAACAGATGCCTCAACAGGTGAACCATTGGCATCATAACCAAAAATCTTACCTTCATGGCTTACTTGTTCTTCTGTTTTTTCTCTGCGAACATTACTTTCTAAAGAAATACCAAGCCTCTCTGCTTCTTTATGTATCATGTGGATAACTTGTGCGTTCTCTGATCTGTTCTCAGATGTCTTTATAGCTTTTAATAATTCTTTAGTTTGTTCTGAACATCTAATGAATATTGTCTTTTCCTCTTTCATTTCTTGGGTCTCCATATATTATTTCTGGACTATCTACGACCTCTGCAACGGCGACACTTTCACGACCAGTCTGCCAAAATCTATTAGTTTCAAGACTTTCTATAGCGTGGTCTAAATAATGTTCATTAGCTTGTAGTAGCGGAGAATCTAGTAAAGTGATAGCAAAAGCCATAGCATCTACTTCTTCTTCAAACAACCAAACATAATGCTTCCAGTCAGAATGTATCTTGTAGCTCTTAGGATTATCTGGTTCTGGGTTTATCATTTCAAAAGTGTGTCTTATTACAGCAAACATAAATTTTCCTATTAAGATGACTTATATTTTATATCAAAATGCTTGCAAAAGGAAAGCCTAACCTTCGTCTATTTATTCTAAGTTGGTGTTTGTTTTTGTTCCCCGAGCCTGGATCAAGCCTGGGCTTTTACTAAATATTTACTGGTATATTATAAACAAAGGGTTGTAACACCTATTGCTGTGTTTTGAGGCGTTTTTAATAGCTCTGATCTGGGCTAATAATACTGCTGTTGGTTTATCATGTTTCACATGGAACATCTGGACTATCACTAAAGAATTTTTTTGAACCAAAAAAAAGGCGACTCCGAAGAATCGCCTTAAACTGCCTCACCTACTGGGGAAACTCCAAAAGTAAGGACTTCGCATCTATCTAACTAACTATCTATAAATAGATTGGAGGATAACCTATGAAGGTTATATGAACTGTAACACCATTCGCTAGCATTACGCAAGTAAAATCACAATATATTGTGTCTAAATTTTTTTGAACCACAAGATGTTGTGGTTTTAGAATATCACCAGCCCAGTCAATAATATTTTTTAAAGCACCCCCAAGCCCAAAGCCCTGAAATATATATGACTGGTAAATATTTTATTTACAGCAGGATAAAACACCGCAGTAGGCTGTAAAATTTAGACCAAAAAAAAAGGCGGTAACTACCTAAGTAGCTACCGCCTTAATTTTGTTTATAACAAGATCATATATAAAAGAACCAATATAAATAAAGGAACCTTTGTATATAAGTGATACTTGATAGGATTATTATGAACCCATTGATGGATTTTATCCATTAGACACCTCCTCAATGTCGTTATGGACATTGCGAAAGGACAAAAATCTTGGTTTAGACTTTTGCCTATCAGGATAAAGAACATCTAAATTTCTTTGGTTAATTTTTACTAATTGATTAAAAGTTTTAACCAATTCAAAATCAACCTCAGATATTTCCTCCCTAGTTGACCTATCAATGTGTCTATAGATGTTATTGCAAACCTCTATCAACCCTTCAACAGTCTTTCCTAATAATTCATTACTCATAAGTTTCCTCCATTTTTAAGTAATAATTAATAAAACTGATTTCGACCCTTTTGGGTCATCATCAGGGAAAATACACATTTTCCGATCAGTTTTTGAAAATTCGACCTCCTGTAATGCGTTCTAAGGAGTTTTTAAGGGGTCACCCATACCTGAGTAACCCCCCAAAACTGCCATTTCATACTAATAGAGACTTGATGTGTCGACATAAACTATTTCACCAAAAGGTAATCTTTCGGAATAATAGCTTTCCTCAGTAACACACCAAACTACAGGCACACTAGGCTCAACATCAGCACTTACCTCACCCCACCCATCGGTAAAATATATAAATGCTTGAACATCTTGAACATCATCTGAGAAGTCGTTGAACAAGTTAAAGGGAGGATTAAAGTCTGTACCTCCTCCTCCTCTAACTTTTAGTTCAATAGTGTCTCCTTGATCTAGTTCATAAATATCCCACCATTCGCCCTCAGCATTTTTTCTAACTACTGTATCGCAATAGCAGACTCGCACTTTTTCAAGTCCGCAGTCCTCAGCCATTGCCTGTATTTCTGTAGCTATCATGTTGAGTTCGTATTGTGAGACTGAACCGCTAGTATCAATAGCAATAGCTAATTCACCGCCTTGCGGAGACTTCGCCTTGCTAGGTAGATTGATACCTCTCCAAGAATGCCTTTTGTTAAGCCGAGACCAAGAATTATCACTGGCAAGAGTAGATTCAAGAAAATCGCTAAGTTCATCTTTCCAATTAACTTGTACTTCCTTTAATTGCTCTATTCTATTTTCCATAGAGGAAGTTCCCTCAGTTGACATAGCCTTTTCTAACTTGTCAGCTAAAGAAACCGCCCTTTGGATTTCGCCTTTGAGTTCTGTAATCTCAGAGTCAGACAAGGGTTTTCCTTCTTCGTCTTGAGCATCCCATACCTCACCTGTAGGTAATGGAATAGAGTCCAAATCTATCTCGCCAACCTTTTCACCAGTTTCAATTTCTTGTGGTGAAAAATATTTACCAGTATTAGATTTATCATCAGACTCAGACTCAGATTCGCCTTCGCCTTCACTTTCAGATTCGCCTTCACCTTCAGATTCAGACTTATCCTCTTGTTCGCCCATAGAGTTTATTGCTTCTTGCAAAGCTTCTTCATCTTTCATCAATAAAGAATAAATAGCTTCCGCAGACATACCTCTATAATCTCTTGACCACAAACCGCCTTCTGGTAGTTCCATGCCAAGATCATAAAAAAGGAAACCATTAATCGCATAATCGCAAGCAATGTTCCATACTTTAGGATGCCTTTTGCCTCTCCTAAGCGGATGTTCATAAACAACATGAAGTGCCTCATGGATTAATACTCCTCTGAGTTCTGCTTCTTCAACATCTAAGACAAAATCCGAACAATAAATTATTCTTTTTCCATCAGTAGCCATTGTTCCGCATTTACTCGGAGGCACTTCAATCAGGTCAAGATGTAACAGCATAGATGCCATTCCAACATGACCCTTCATTAGTTTAGAACGAGATTTAATCAATCTATCGTGTGCTTCTTGGTTAATCATTCTTAGACCCTCCAAAAGCTTTATCTAAAAAGCCTCCTTTAAGTCCACCAACAGCACCGCTAAGATCATCAGCAACCTTTTTTCGCTTAGATTCGCCTATATCGCTATCATCTCTAAGAGAGTCAAAAGAGTTTATAGTAGCAAAAACTTTTACGAGTTCTTGGTGTGCGTTTCGGATAGTAGAGTTATTTCCCAATATATCTGAGTTAATAGAAGGAAGCATATCAACAGCTTGTCTTAACTTGTCAAAGCTAGACTTCTTGAAAAATGATTTCTTCTTGTCATTGGGGTCATACTCTTTCAGCTTAGTTGATACATGATCTACTTGTTCAACCAAAGCTTCTACAGTAGCCACAAAAATACTCTTTATATTGTTGTTTGCTCTATTAACCGCATCAGCCTCTATCCTTTCTCTAAGTTTCTCAGATACATTAAGACGAATATCGTCACCAAATTGTGGAACCATTGAAAGTTCAAAATCAAATTTAAACTTTCTTTCTATCTGTTCCACGCTTGGATAATCTGATTCCTTAAAAGTGTCGCCTAGATTCCTCTTAGCACCTTCAATCATGTCAGGGTAGTTTTTAACAAAACTTTTGACTTCTTTAAAGTAGTCTAATTTTGCTTTATCTACCTCTAATTGTAATTGTTCAAGATTACTATTAGGACACAATCTCCAACCGCTAACAGTGTGACCTTCATCATTAGTTGAATTGTCACTCCATGCGACAGTTAAAGGATAGTAGTAATTGTTTCTAAACTGATTAAGGATGCGCCTAAAATATTTATTCACATCCATACCAAATATATGCTTAGAAACATGAAGCAATCTAGCATCAACAACATCGTTATCATCAGCTAAACCGCTACGCAAATCTCTATCTACTTTGAGACCGCTAGGATGCTTCGCGGTAAGGCGAACCAAAGTTGCGTTCTCAGATAGAGTGTTAGTTATTTTTTTATCCATAGTAATTCCTCCAAATTAAGTTAGATAAAATTCTGATTTCATACTTTTGTAATCATCAGTTCGGACACACATCCGAATATCAGAAAGGGTCTAGGGAGGAGAGAATATATACTAGTAAATAATATTATTCTCTACCCCCCCACAACCAGGATCACTAGATTTCTAAATCTTGATGCTCTACTTTAAATTCTGAATAAGTAGCAGTGTCAACAAGTTCTGATCTAGCATTGATGATCGACCTAACAAAGAAAATCGCATACTCAGGAGTAGGAAATTTCTTTACATAAGCAACCGCATTTTCAAAGTATTTACCTACTTTTTTACTGCTTGCTTCTTTAAGAACAGTAGCAAGAGCAACAACAGTCGCATACATTAGTCCGATATTATCGACAACCTCAACATCTTCACCATTCACAATATCGTCAAGGTTAGGAACATCATCTTTGAGAGATACAAAAGAGGTAAACTCTATCGCACCAGTCTCGCCAATATCTGATTCAGCTATCATCTGCCACAAATCCTTTGGCGGATTCGTTTTCAATGTGTCACTCAATCTGGTCCATGCTCTAGGTGAAGGCTGAGGAGTCATAACTTTGGGGTCAAAAACATTTAACCATTCAGGCTGATATTGGATAAATCCTAGAATATCTGTCTGAACATCATTTTTAACCGCCCACGACAACCAATCATTAGTGTCATGTTCAAAGTTAATTAAGGTAGTTCTGCCGATAACATGAGAAGGCAATTTATTAGAACCCGCTCTATCGCTTGCTCTATTTCCCGCACAAACAATTTTCCACCCTTTAGGCAAGACATACTCACCTAATCGCTTCTCATAGATCAATTGACCTACAACCGCTTGTACTGAGGGATGCGCTTGGGCATATTCATCAAAGAACAATAGACCTTCACCCTTAACAGGCAAATTGCCTAAAAATGCTCTTTTCTGTCCGCCTTCATCATCAATATATGGCAACCCTCCCAAATCTACAGACTCATACAAAGACAATCTAAAATCAATAAATCCATATTGAGTATTAGTTGGCTTGATACAGTCTAAGACTATCTTTCTACTATCAGCTAAAGTGTCAGCAAGTTCACGAACAATCGCAGACTTACCCACACCTGTACCGCCTAATAGAAAAGGAGCGTTACCACCTTGTAGTACAGATTTCATTATCTGTAATGCTTTACTTGGTTTCATATTAATCCTCCAATTAATTAAACAAAGTTAGATTGCTAGCAGAATTGCTAGCACCAAGAGAAACCTTTTTACAGGCTAGAGATACCTCTATTTAATCCTTTCGTATTGTTTCAAATACTCGTCAGTTGGTTACATTTTTTACATAAAGTCCCTTCACTTGTATTGATAGCATAAAAGTCCTCTACATCTGTAGTCCTCTCTGAATACTCGTCCCCACATTCAACACAAGTCCAACCATCGGGATAAGCTTCAACAGCTTCTTCTTTCTTTAAATCCTCTACAGGGTAATTCATAAATCCAAGCTGTCTTATAACTCTTGCTTTACTTTGTTTGGACAATTCTTCCCAACAATCCTCTGTTACCCAATGGACAACCTCCTCTAGTCTTTCCGCAATATTCATGTTTTCAAACATTTCCTTTTCTTGAATACAATCATCACAAGTTATGACTATTGATGGCGTATCTCCATGTAATGTATTTTCACACTCTACACACTCTAAGGTTGGTTGATACTCTTTAAAGTTTTTCATAGTTGTTAAACCTCCATATTACTACCAAGACCCAATCATAAGACTGGGTTTCGTCTGAATCTCACAGACTCATCAGTTGGTTTATGCGACATATTCCCATTGCACATCATCTTCATTGAGAGATTGATTTACTAACTTACGCACAAAACAGTCTTTCATTCTTTCGAGAATAAAATACTGGTCAGACTTGTTGTAACCATCTACTTCACAAGATTGATAGCCGAGACAGTCGCACATCTTAATCAGTTCAGCCAGACTCAGATTAGCGCTGTTATTGTTTCGAGTTGCTTGCACAACGCTATCGCAATAATCGCCAACACTAAAGTTCGTCATTTCTGATTCTTCGCCATACCTTGCCTTTATGCTCTCGCAATTCGCCCAAGCTAAAAAGAAGGCAATAGCCAAGCTATCGCTTTCAAATTTATCGGCTTGTATGTTTATCGCTTCACCTGTAAAACCATTTATCCAGTCTCTATGATATTCCTCTGTATTGTAATATCTGTCTGTACTGTAATAACTGTTTACCAGTTCAGCGATA